TATTATTTTATTTTTACGTAAACCCACTTAAAACAATTTGCATTTGTCAGAATCAAGTATTCTACTGATATCTTATCATGATTTTCAGTTGCAAATTATTGTGTGCCGGCGCATTAGCTGGTGGCATAATAGTCTATTTAGGACGCAATATAATTGCCAAGAAAGTGGAGTTAGAGATAAGACCCTTGATTACGAGTGGCCTTATGAGAATAGGAATTCTTTCAAAGCGTACGAAAGATTTCCGTCGTCGATTTAGAGATAGTAGAATCGGAAACTGCATTCATTCTGGTGCCCGCTTGCATACGCACGCGGAATCAATGGAGAACAGGGCTATATCAAACTTGGAAATGGATCAATTCATTCTTAGTTGTGGTATGATCCCGTTCAGCTACTCTTGTTCGGGAGGGGAAAATGGCAAGATGCCTTCTTACCGCCAGTATTTTACTGGGAAGGATTTGTCGCAAGTACCGCGTAATGACTCCATTGGTCCTAAGCACTTTGTGCGTATGACTGATGTGGATTATTACGTGGACATGCCACATTTCCTAAATGGTCGGAATGTTATTTTGTATACTTTCGTCCCGAGCAAGGTTGGCGGTAGTAGCCTCGAGTCCTGTTTTTATGTCGGCGAGGGAGATTATATAAATGTGGAAGTTTTTGGAGGTGGAAAGTACAAACATCAAGTATGGGATTACGACACCGATCATCTATTGATAGATCATTGGTGGGGTACTTCATTGTACCTAGTCGAGCAGCGACAAGTTAGTGTAGACCGACGTATCATATTGTTAAACCACAATGTGAACGTCTACGGCCCGCTAGCTTGGCTACTGCCCGGCAAACGTCTTCTCAGACGTAGGTTTGTTTATGGAAATGTGGTTCATTCTAGACATTTGGTTAATGTTGAGAAACATGCTTTGGTACAACACTCTTTAAGTTATATCAATGGTAGTTTTTCCACTAACATATCAGATGAATCTTTCCGCCAAGCTTTACACACTCTGAGGAGAGCTAAGACTCCTTCCGCAGCAATGATAGAAAGATATTTTCGTTCGGAAAACGAAATCAAGCCTCATTCCGCAGCATTGATAGTGCTAGAGTTGTTTTTGTCTGGGTATAAAATTGTTGAGTCGTCCGTAACTAGTCGTTGCGTTGATGATGATAACAGTCCCAACTATCAGACCTCGCTACCATTGGTGACAGAAGAGGGGGGCGCATCTAGCGCTCGAGTCGTGGGAGAAGTAATTTTAGATGAGGGATTTGCACCTGTTAGATCATATAACAACGATCACGCGTGCATTGAAGGAAGAATCAATAATGTCAAAAATCCGGTTGTTAGGTACGACAAATTCACTGTGCGTTGCATGCAAGAATTTGTCGCGCATGTCATCCCAGATGATAAAGTTGGTACTGGTGTCCCCATCGATTACGAAGAAATGGAGAGTAAGTTGATTAGACCATCGCAGAGAGTTCAGATTTCTGAAGAGAATGAAGAGTTCTTAGTCGATACATCTTGGTCTGTCAGCGCTTTTCAAAAGAAAGAGGTTTATAGTAAGATAGACGATCCAAGGAACATATCCAAATTGCCAATGCGGCATAACTTTCCTCTAGGTCAATATAGCTATGCTTTTTCTGAGAATATTTTGAAAGAGACTGATTGGTACGCTTTCGGTAAGCATCCGATGGAAGTTAGTAGTCTAGTGCATGATAAATGCAGAGACAGCCTCCACGTTTTGCCTACTGATTTTAGCCGAATGGACGGTTCTACCGGCAGACTGTGTTTCGAACTCACAGTTTTGCTGATGGTCCGTTATTTTGGTCCTGAGTATCATGATGAGATCATCAGATTATTACAAAGAGAATCCAGAGTTAGAGGGAAAACTAGTATGGGTATTTTGTACGAAGCCATTTGGAATACTCTGTCGGGTAGTTCTATGACGAGTTGGCGCAATAGCTGCATTAATGCTTTTATTGCTTACTTGACATGGAGATATTCGATAGACGACCCTAAGGCTGCATATCTAAAATTGGGCGTTTACGGTGGTGATGATGGTTTGTCTCCAGACATGGATGGCATCCAATTCGTTACTGTATCCGCTAAATTGGGCATGCTTGCAAAAGCCGAAATCCGCACCATTGGACAATCTGTTCCGTTTTTAGGACGTATCTATTTAGACCCCTGGACATCCATAGAATCTGTAATCGATGTGCGCAGACAATTGAGGAAATTTCACTTGTCTTGCACACCTAACACCGTGCCAAATGACCTGGCCATACACTGGAAAGTAGACGGACTTATATCTACTGATTTTTCCACTCCTATCATTTCAAATTTGTGTCGCGCAGTACGACGTTGCATACCAAGACCATCAGAACAGCAAACTTTGTTCATCAATGTGGACAAAACGTATTGGTCTAGGTTCGAATCACCTTACCCCGAGATCACTGATCAAGAACTCGCTTTACAAATCATAGCTGAGAACTTGGAGGTTGATGTCGAGAAAGTACAATCCTTTTGTGATTTAGTGGATAGTTTTGTTAATAAGTCAGACTTCAAACAAGTTCGCAACTATTTTAGTGCGAATTTAGTTAACACCATTGAAGCGAGTTATCGAGGCGAGTTATTGCCAAGATTACAGAGTAAATCTCATCTTCAAAAGGTGCGAGAGAATTATGACAATATTAAAACCCCATTAAATTATCAACAAGCAACTACTGGTAAGAATAGACCCCTTGTAGCACCACAGACACCTAGTGGAAAACTCCAATTAGCACGCGTAGCTATGTTGGCAGGCAATAGAGGAGAAACTCAATCATTTAAGACATTTAAAACTCATGTGGAGAAAGCCAAATGCACTTACGAACCCTGGATCGCTAGCGACCGGGCTACGGTGGAAGAGGCAAAAGTTTTTCACCCGCCTGAGAAGAATGCACCTAATGATTGTGTTTACCAACCTAGAAGCCCGTCAGATAGTGGAGACGAGTTAGTTGATGAGTCAAACAAATGGGAATATATCGAGCCTACTACCGAGGAGAGAGCCGCTCTACATCAACGGCAAGTGCGATATGATAAACAGCACTTCCAATATTATCACAATTCAGTTGATTTGAATGCTACTATTGCACGAGATCAATTTAATTCTGATGATTTTGGCCTTTCTTATTTGCCAACTTGTTTGGAAAGTTACCTATATAAACATGGCATACGGTTTAGCAACGAAAATACCAACGCAATACTAAATGAAATGACGGTTGAGTTACGTCCTGATTCATCCCGTGAAGTTACTCCTGAGAGTGTTGAGACCTTAGTTAGGGCGACTGTTGAGAGACATGTTAACAAAGCTTTAAACACAGTTACCCTTAAGAAAATCAGACGAGACAGCATACCTTTCCATTTCAAGAAAGATCGTCGACGTAGTCTGACTTTTCAAAAGCGAGGATTTTACATACCCACGATGGCCGAGATGAGAGATAGTCCGCCTGTTAAGTTACCAAAGACATGGACCAGGGAAAGAGAAGCGCGAGAGTTAGTGGCTGGAACTACCGATCTACCATCCGTTCAGAAAGTTTTTGAATGGAATGAGAGAGATTGGGGGAACAACCAGAAAGTACCATGCACTTCTAAGAGTACCGCCGTGGTTTCAAGGAAACGTAGAAAGAAGACAATTCGCACTTGTCCAGAGACACAAACCCCCACAAGATCGGGGTCAGTGTATACTTAGAACGTAACACTGTAAGTGGTCAGGATGTGTGAGCGACAGAGGGTGCTCTCTGTAAATCAAATTCAAAATTCGATATATTAATATACTAAATCTATGCCTCGAAAGAATGCAAAACGTAATCGTAAAAGCGCTGGAAGAGTTTCTAATTCCCGTTTATCGAACGATTCCCAATCCTTTCTCCAATGTGCCTTTGCTCCAGTCGATTTCGCAAACGAAATGCCCGGACCCGTCCCAGACGCTTCCGGTGCTAGAGTCTGCGTTAAAAGACATAAGCAAATTTTCACCACCGCCTCTGTTGGAGCCAACGATTACTACTTCGTCATTGCGCCGATCCCAGGCGTCGCCATGTATGGTGCCGTCCTTACCACCGGAACGAGTCCCAGAGGCCAAGCCCTCACCGCGAGTTATTACCCAGACACCGGTACCCTCTTCCCCTCGGGTGGTGCTGCCGCCAATATTACAGCGTTCAGATACGTCTCTAACTACGTCGAGCTTGTCCCAACCATAAATGAAATGACATGGACAGGACAAGTCTCGGTTTGGAAAGGGCTCGTAACTTCTGATTTGTCATCAGCTGGTCCAGGCTACACCACTGCAGAGATGTCAACCAATGGTACTCAGAGCATCACGCCCTCGGGTGAACAGATGTACGTCGCGGGCAACAACAAAGGCGCATACGCAGTAGCAACACAAGTTGGTCCTTGGACTTATACCAATGTCATAACTGACAACACCGTACCAGTTTATCCTTCAAATAGCGACGGAATGACCTTTCAGCAGGGTTTTACAGGTCTTGGAAACTTGGAATGCATATTCATTAAAATAACAGGCAACTTTTCTTATACTATAAAGGTTGGTTGTTGTGTTGAATATGTTGTCCCATCTACCTCGATTTTGTATGACTACACTAGACTGAATGACCGTTCCGACCCTATGGCATTGGAAGCATACAAGGCAATCGTTAGACAACTACCAGTAGCAGTTTCTTATTACGAAAACAGTGACTTCTGGGATAGAGTGCGACAAATTCTAAAAGCTGCAACAGCCGCTGGAGCATTCTTACCCGGAGGTTATGGCATGATTTCGGCCGGACTAAACTTATTGATATAACTTTTCAAATTTCATTTAATAGATCGATCTCCAAACTCACTCACCACATACTGAATGCGTTCCCGACAAAGAGCGCAAGCGTTATAACCGCGAGTCGTTGCATAGCAATACGGCGGTCCTCACCAGG